GAAAGCCTGCACTACTAGGGCTTGTCTGACCTTCTGCAATATTGATCGCATCCGCACGTGTGATCGAGTGTACACTTCCCTGACTATCTGCTTGACCTAAATCACCTGAGATATTGCGCATAAACTGAGTGACCGATGACACGATATTGAATACTAGGTAGTCGTTTGGATTTGGTGAAACGATGTACTCGACTTCTTTGCCTGCAATGGTTAAGCGCACGACGTACTTAAACCCGTCGTTTGACGAGTTAGTAGATGAAGCGGTGATAATTAGTGGTGTGCTAATCGCTGAGTGTTCATCGGGTTGTTGGTGTATTGTTATTGCCATTTTGCGCCCATTATTTTTGTTCTAAGTCTTTCTACTAATTCCATTGTCAACTCTTGACCTCTTATCTCCATCACATCATTCACGGCATCTTCAAAGTAGTGAATACCCTCGATGCCATTAACTCCAATCGAGCGAGCGATCAAATACGCTACCTTGCGCATCTCCGCTTCACTCGACTTTATAAATCCACCTTTCGGACCACGTAAGCGAATCGGTTTCTTCTTCATCCATTCCATGATCGCATCGGTTGGCGGTGGCTTCGCTCCCTTTCTCCTTCCCTTCTCAATCACGTTGGCGTACTTATTCGCTTCGCCACTCGCCCCAAACTTCACACGGGTAACGCTTCGCCCCTGGGTAATTGAATAGGTTAAAGAATCTTTGAGTTTACCCGTGGCTACCCTTCGACGCTTTTTGCCGTTAATCATTCGGTATGCCCCGACGTTTTGGCGTGCAAGCTCTAGTATTTCATCGCATATTGATTCGAGTACGTCCATTATTGATAAATTGCTGAGAGTTGATTAAAACTTGTTGATGTTGCAGTGGCATTGTTTCTGATTTTGAAGTTGATCAAGTCACCTGCAACAACTGAGAACGAACCCGTGGCCGTGTAAGTATTGGCCGTTGCACCTGCTGCGATAGTCAAACTAAATTGGTCAACTCCATTCTTACGAAGCGTGAAAACAAGTGTGCCTGTGGCTGATTGTGTTGTAGTTGTACGCACACGAATTTCTGTGAAGGTCATGGCAAACTCAGCGCTAATTTGAACAGCTGATTCGGTTCCGCTGTTGGTTCCGCTTTGAATAATATAAAATCTATCACCGCTTGATGCCGCTAACGTAAATCCTATGCCATAGGTACGAAAGGCTTGATTCACCGCTGCCGATATTACTAGGTTGCCCGATCCGAGTATCGAATTGCCGTTTATGGTTTTGATATTCGTATTACTTACGAGCGTGTCTTGCTTTGCTCCGATGGCAGTCGCTTGTGCTGTGCTCACTGGCTTATTAACGTCCGATGTATTGTCTACGTTGGCAAGCCCTACGGCTGACTTATCGAGCGTTTGGAACGTCTTATCTCCTCGGTAGTATTGTGAGGTAGTTCCTGCGGTAATTGTTGGCTCTTTGGCGTTGAGTGCCGTTTGCGTAGCCGTAGATATTGGCTTGTCAGCATCTGAGGTATTGTCGGCGTTTCCAAGTCCTACCTGCGCTTTGGTCGTGGCGTGCGGATTGCTAGTGTTGCTCGTATGGGCAACTAAGTCCGCAGCGTTGGTAGCGTCACCTGCCATCCTTGCCGTCGTTTCGGTAGACAAGTTTCCAGCAACCGTGTTGATGTTGTTTTGTAGTGTCGTGTCGGCTGCTATCCTTGCGTTGACTTCGGTAGTTAATTCCGCATCCGTCGCACGTCCATCGAGTGCCGTCTGCAAATCCGTTTGAGCCGACAAAGTGCCTCCGATCGATCCCCAATTAACACTACCTCCACCGCCGCCCGTGGCAGCTATGCGCACGCTTCCGTTGCCTAGATCGGTAATGGTTACGTTATTGCCTTGGACCAGGTTCAAAACGTTTTGGACAGCGTTATCCGTTCCGTTTACTTTGAGTGTAATTCCACCACCGCCCGAACCTGAGCCACCCGAACCACTACCACCCACCGCGTAGTCGGCAGGGATCTCGCAAGCGTTCCAGTTGTACGGAACGATCAAAGACATTTGCAAGGTCACGCCCGTGACAACTTGCGAATAGGATTCAACAAATGCAGTTATAACGGGATCGCCATCCATATCTACCGAACGATCGAATAGCACATTGCCGTTTTTGATCTCACTTATCAAGTCAAGGGCAAGGCGAGCCATATCACTGATGACTTCGCGCTGATATTCATTCTCGACTTCCTTCGCCCGTGGCAAATCGTAAAACACAACCTCGAACTGATAAGCCAAACCGCCAAGCGTTGGTTGGATCGTGCCAGGCACAAAGTGCATAACGGGGTAGAGCTGATCCTTGGGCACGTCTATGAGATCAATCAAACCATGCTGAAACGCATTGATCATATAATGACCATTGGCGAAAGCCTCCATGCGGTCCACGATCTGAGTGTATGATAGTCCGTTATTGTTACTCATTGATATCGGTTTGTAAATTCTTTGTGTTAAAGTCTATCATGTAAGTCATATGTGTAAAAGCTACCCACGTCTGAAGGTTGGTGACCGCATCGAACTTCAACGGGTTGCGATCGCTCAAAGTCTCTATGAAATGAAACCATCCCCATTTGTTCAAGTCGATTGTAAGTCCGTCTCCAATTCCTTGCTGACCTGAGTCAAATAGTCTAGGGAACTTCTCAATAGTTCGAGTTCGAAAGTCGAAAAAAAAAGCAGCGCACCGCTGACAACTGACATAGGTAACTGTTCAATATCCTTTCGGTTCTGCTCCGATTCCTTACCCGTGTATTCGGCTATGGTGTACTTATTGCCCATGCGCGAAAGGATTGGACGATAAACTACACACATCATATCGATGAGCTTTGAATAGTCGCTATTGACGAACACGGCCTTGCTCAGCTCGTCTAAGTCGATGTACTGACCTAGCTGCATCTCGTCCATGGTTGGGATAAATCCGTATTCGCGCCCGTTCAATTTACAAGCCGGTACGTGCATGGCAGTTTCGGCTTCGATGACCAGTTGAAAGGCGGCGTTTATTCTCACCACTGATTCAGGCACCAACTTGCGGATGGCTGCTTCGCTTTGATTGAGGGCAGCCGCACACTTTTGTATTGGGTTGGTTGCCGATTGCCAACGAACATACTGGCCTAGACTGATAGCAGCGTAGACCTTCGGGATCGAAAAGGATCCATCCGTAGTGGTTTGTATTTTCTTTTTGCGGAAATAGCTCAGCATATCTCTATAACAATTTTGACGTGAAAATGTGTTTTATCGAGCGATCATTAAAAGCGTGAACATGAATAGCGACCCTAGCAAAAAGTAAAAGAGCGCAAATCGGTTGCTCGTTTGGTCATCTTCGCGCTTTAATTTTTTGTTGGCACGTTCTAGTTCTTCGATCTCTTTGCGCATTTGGCGGTATGTGTGTAAGTTCATGGTTTTAGATGTTGTCGGGTGCTATGATTTGAACGGGTCCGCCTTCTGCGCCCGTGATCTCTTGACGTTCGATATACCCACGGCTCTTGCCCTTGGTTTTGAGGTAGAAGATGCAGGCCGTCGTGTCACCTGATCTCATTTGCTTGTGTAGTTGAGATTCAGCAAAGTCAAGAGCAACGTCACCAATACTTACGACTGCCTCTTTGTATTTCTCGTCGGTCTTAAGCCATTCGTAGTGAGTAGAGCGATCAATACCAACCGCCTTAGCTGCAGTAGTAACCACGCCTAACGACTTCTCCAATGCTTCGAGCATCGCTTTTTTAGTTGTTGGATTCTGTTGACTCATAGATAGTTCCGTTTCGTTTTATTACAAGGCTAGGATCAAGTTTTTTCATTCGGTCAATAATGACTTGGCAATACTTAGGGTCGAACTCCACCAAGTATGCCTTACGTTGCATTTGATGACAAGCAACCATTGTTGTTCCTGATCCGCCAAATGCGTCTGCAACTATATCACCTTCCTTGCTGCTATTACCTATCTGATACGAAAACAATGGAATTGGTTTCATTGTTGGGTGCTCTGCGTTTCTAGATGGTCGGTCAAAATTAAGCACCGTTGTTTGTTTTCGGTCTGAATACCACCCATGGGCAGCGCCCTCTTTCCATCCGTATAGACAAGGCTCGTGTTTCCATTGATAGTCCTGCCTGCCCATCACCATGGTTTGTTTCACCCAAATAAGGCATTGCTTAACCATGATGCCTGCATTTTTCATTGCTAACCTAAAGTTTGCGCCTTCAGAATCTGCATGCCAAACATACCATGCGCCGCCTGCTTTGGTGTAAGCGCCGAGCGCTGTGTAAAAATCATATAAAAATTGGTAGAAAGCATCATTAGACATTGAATCGTTTTTAATTGTTAGAGCATCCTTTGTTTTGCCTTCATATGCCACATTATAAGGGGGGTCGGTAACAACTAAATCCGCCAAATGCCCTCCAAACAATTTTTCAAATGTGTCGGTTTGCGTACTATCCCCACAAAGCAACCGATGCTCGCCAATCTCGAAAAGGTCACCGATAACAATATCGGTTTCAATGCCACCTTCGGGAACTTCAAAATCATCCTCCTCCGCATCCAACCTTACCTCCATGTCTTTCGGCAAATCCAAGCCCCATTCCACCAATTGCTCGGTGTCCCATTCGTTGGCGATCATATCCCAATCCCACTCCCCAAAGCCGACATTATCCTTTACAATGAACTCGCGTTGCTGATCCTCAGTTAATTCGCTGGCCTTGATGATTGGCACTTCTTTGAGCCCAACCTCCTTGCACGCTTTCAATCGCATGTTGCCACCTAAGACAACCATGTCATCATTGACAACGATCGGTCGTAGTTCCAGCATCTTTGGAAAGTCCTTAATGGATTGCACCAACTTCTTGAATTTGTCATCCTTGATCAATCTTGGATTGTTTGGGTTGCTTTTTATAGCAGATAATTTAACGTGCTCAATTTTCATATTTCCTTATTTCATTGGTATTTCATCGACGGGCGTTTGGCACTTTTCTTCGTAGTGCCCCTCAAAATATCGCGCTGAGTGTACATGGGTATTTCCGTCGCTGGTCCTTATCACGTACTCACCTATCGACACGGGCCATAATGAGCCTTTGATAACAATACCTAGCGTATTGCCTTTGAGTTTCTTCATGCTGCCATTGGAGAAGTCCCAAAACTCCTTAAAGTTGTCACCTTTCCATTGGATGGCTTCGACGATATGACCCGTTGGTGTGTGGATTGCTTTCATTGGTTCGTTGGTTTATATCTCAATGTCTTGGGTGGCCTTGCGTAAATCTTCGATCACCTCTTTGACACATGGTGAGCACGTGGTCACCTGAATATTCTTACCGCTGATCTTGGATATCGCGGTGAAAAATGGTTTTAACTCGTCCGTTGTGAATGATGTTTGACCTTCGTACCTAGTCAACAATTCTCTTACCTGGACAAGCTCGTCATGGCTTATTCCAACCGTACCCCACTTACCTGCCGGGCACGAAGCCCATGTGTACTTCGTTTTAATACGCATCACGCATCCGCACAATCTGATTTTTCGGCGGTAGTGGGTCACGATGTTGTCATCATCGCCCTCAACACTACCACCCAAAAGCAAGGTACCACACGATCCCGTGGATGCTTTGAACCACTTGCAATCTTTGCAGATGGTCAGGCGGTCGGCTTGGATGGATGGCTTAACTATCATGGCTCTATCACTTTTATACGTCTTTTCAATTTGGCTTTGACGATCCTCAATTTGTCTTGGACCTCCTTTGGGTCCACTTCAATAATTTCTGCGATCTCCTGCGGTTTCAATCCCATGCGATAGGCCCGTATCAACTCACGATCAAACTTTGGAAGGGATCCCGTGGCAAGGTCAATGCAGCCCATCATTATTTCGGTGTCGAATATCGTGGCCTCGTCGCTCTCCTCGTCTGCTATCTGAGTGGATAGCTCCACAAACCCTTGGGACTTGCGGTGTACGTTCTTGCGCTGCCATAGCATCCGACGAACGTAGGCGTCTAAAAATCCATCTTCGCACGTTTTTTCTGCAATTTCTCGCTTCTCCAGTATGCCTAAAACAATATCCGACAACAAATACTCCCCGTGCTCTTTACTTCGGGTGTACTTTTCGGCAGTTTTTTGCCAAAGAGTGTAATTTTTTTGTATTTGAAAATCAACACATTGCACCTTGTTTCAAAGAAATATGTAAAAAATATTTGACATTCCAATATTTTGTCGTAATATTGCAGAGTCAAACAAACAAACAAACAAATATACATCAAATCACATGACAAATCCAAGAGTAATTATTGAGCCAATGCAGACGGGCTTCACTCAGATCAAATCACGGGAGTTTGAAACAAAAAAAGAAGCCATCGCGTACTACTACGAACTATGCTATGACCACAATATTGAAGTCACCGGCGATTGTTCGGGCGGTATTGGTCACGACTTCAGAATTTCACTAGAATATTAATCTCAAACAAACAATACAATGACAAATCAAGAAAAAATCGAGCGCATTCAGCACTTGTACAAAGAAGCAGCGGATATGGTAAAGGATTGCGAAATGCGCATTGCTACCAACACTCACGAGTGGTCAACTGAAAATGCACTTATAGAGTTCAAAAAGGATGCGGCAGCGTTGAAGTATGCGCTCAAAGGTATTCAGTTGATGCAGGACCTAGTAAATGAAGGGGGTCAAGATGGCGAGTAAAGTATGCGTGCAATCCTCAGTGACCGCACACCCACAATCGGGTTTTAACAACTGGCAAAACCTACTACGCGCCCAGCTTAAACCGCAGCTAGTCATGCGCAAAGCAACCGAGGGAGAGTTTACCTACATACGTGAGCATCTCGATATCTTCAAACATCTATTCACCGATCAAGATTTGATTAAGTTGATCCGCGACAACCGAACCGAGGTACACCACATGAATATGGGGTTGAATCACATGAAGATTGAGTTAAAGCCGTTTTACGACGATGATCCCGACACACGAAGGCATTGGAGAGTTTACTTCACAGCCTCCATTGTTCGCCTAGATCGTAATGGCGTAGAATCACAACTTACAAACCTAGTTTATCAAACATATCGCAAACTTTATACACTACATACATGAGCAAGTCAAAAGAGTTATTTATGAATATGCGCGAAGAACAAGCGCAATTCGAAGCAAGCATCCAAGAACAAGAGTTTTACAATTTAATTAATATAAACAATCAAATCCAATTAACAAAATGAGCAACGAATTTTTGCCCGAAAACTACGAAGCACCCAAAGGCGGTGGCGGTAACTATCTAAAGTTCCAACAAGGTGACAACCGATTCAGAATCCTATCGCGCCCCATCCTTGGATGGCTCGATTGGGATAATAACAAACCGATCCGCACCCGTCACTCTCAACCCAAGCCAGCGCCTATCAATCCATTAAAGCCCGTAAAGCACTTTTGGGCAATGGTAGTGTGGTCTGAGGAATCCAAGTCAATCATGGTCCTAGAGATCACGCAAGCAGGCATCCAACAAGCTATTCAAATCCTTGCGAAAGATCCCGATTGGGGTAGTCCGTTTGAGTACGACCTTTGCGTCAACAAGTCGGGACAAGACAAGGAAACCAAATATTCAGTGAATCCGAAACCAAAGAAACCGTTTAGTGCTGAATGTGAGGCGGCCTTAATGAATACCTACGTGAACATCGAGGTGTTATTCGATGGCGGTGATCCATTTGCTAAGGGAGGGCAGTCATGATCGTTATTGATGGTTGTATAGTTGGCGCATCCGAGGTGGTGCGCCAACTCCAAGAGGACGAGATCAGCGCATTGGATGTGAAGATCGCGCTAAAACAAATGGAGGTAGCGATCGAGCAAGTCAAAAAGGTAGCGGATCGGATGGCAGCGGACGAAGCAGCGAAGCAAGGCGAAAGATCATTCATGCACAACGGAGCACGGATCGAACTTGCCGAGCTTGGAACGAAGTACGATTTTACCCCATGCGGATACCCACCATTAGCACGAATTGAGTTGACAATGAAAGAGTATAGCGAGCAAGCGAAAGCGGCTCAGAATTGGCTGAAATCGATCAAAGGCAAAACCGAATACATTGACCCCGAAACGGGCGAGATGTGCGAAGTTTATCCACCCATCAAAACAAGTACAACGGGCATCAAAATCACACTAGCAAAATGATCACGATACCTGCAATACTTGAATCAGTGGCCACGCGAAAGGATCGCACACTAAAACTGATATTCGGAACTAACGAGTTGAGCCCGTCGCAAGCGGGCCAACTCTTATCCGATACCGAAAAATTCGGATGGCTGGCTTTCAAAGGCGAATCGTTCAACCTAGACGAGAGCAAGATGCTCGAATCACTCAAAGCAGATGCGAACGATGGGTTTAAGTCAGATTCACAAAGGCTTCGTGCCGTCCTTTACCGCAACTGGGAGATGGACAACCAAGGCTTCACAACCTTTGCACGCTACTACTCCCATTTCATGGAGCAAATCATAACCCACTACAAATCCAAGCTACTATGACCGTACAAAAACCACAACCGACACACCCACTCACTCAGATCATCATTGATTTGTACGGCACTCAGGTTGAATTTGCCAAGCGGCACAAAATCAGCAGACCGACGGCAAAAAAATACATGGACACGCCCGAATCGATGCCGTTTCGCCTAGTGGTCAAGCTGTGTAAGTCAGCAAAAATGAACGTCAAATTTGTAACAAAGAAAGGGGAGGGAGAAAATGAATGAACTAAGTCAAATTAACACTAGCGCGATGACACACCTGGGCGAAGTCGCGGTGTACAATGGTCAGATCGCGGAGGCGTTCAAACTATTCAACGACGGGATTAGGTACGTAGCCGTGCCAATTAACCAAAAGGAAGGTGTAAAAATGAGTGGAACGGATCCCGTCAAAGTGATGAACGAAATCAAAGTCCAAACCATCATTAGAACGCTTGAAAATCTATTCGGTCCAATTCACGTTTGGGCGGTGAATAATCGGAGGCGCGATGTAGTGATCGCTAGGTCTTTGTTCTTTTGGGCGGTGAGAGGTTCGACTACGCACACCATCGTGAGTATCGGCGAGCTGCTGCCAGTGAAGTTTCACTATGCGACTGTCATCTATGCTAAGAATCAAATCGACCAGGCTATTCAGATGAATGACCCGATAGTCATGGATCGATTGGAGGTCATT